TTCTTGATCAAAACTATCCTTAGGAGCAGGGGGATCTGCATCCCAAGTAGGGGAATAGTTACTAGCATTAGGCAAACCAACAAAAGCATAATAAGCATTGGCTGAAGAAGTTGCAATAGATACAAAATTCTTAGCATTCAATATTCTAAGTTGATCAGTTATAATTGCTGACATTTTTTACAATTTTTTAGTTATTTATGTATTATAATCTGAGGATTTAAGAGGATTAGTTCTTTCAATTATTGGGGAGGTACTAATTCCAATTAATCCATTAGAATTACCTGCATATGATGTAAATACCTTACCATTCACTCTAGGTTGAGTTGAAATTCTTCCCCAACTATAATCACCAAAGAATTCACTATATCCAAGTCCAGTTAATCCATTATAATCTTGAACACTTACTGTTACTTGAGCAACATAAGTTAATCCAATTCCTATACCCATAGTTTGAGCAATAGAAACATTTGCAACTTCATATACATTATCTATGAAAGAAGTTCCTATTCCTACCACAGTTCCATCTTGATATAGAGATGTAACTGCATTACCCACATTAGAGTTGGAAACTACAAAGTAATATCCAGTAGAAATTCCACTTACAGTAAGAGCACTTCCTACTGTAGAAGCATCTCTGAATAATGATTCTTTTGGAAGAAGTAAGTCAAATACAATACCAGTAGATGCTACACCAACAGATGTAGTGGATATACCTGATATAATACCAAAATCACCACTATAATCTACATCCTCTATACTTTCTACATAAGCAGAAATTTTTGGTTCTCCTATAAGAACTTGAGGTGGGTTAGTGCTGGTATATGCTGCTCCAGGAGTTGTTACTGTAATAGATGAAACACTTCCATTACTTATTGTAGAGGTGGCGTATGCCCTCTGAAGGGTTCCTAATCCAACTGGGTTAGATATACTCACTTGAGGTGCTACAGTGTATCCTGACCCCACTGTGCCTATAGTTATAGAACTAATAGTTCCTAAACCAGATACTACAGCAGTAGCAGCAGATCCAACAACGTTATCTTGAGAAATAATTCTAATATTTCCTTGGGTAGTAGATTTCTCTTTAGTACTATCAAAGAATGTTCTTACATTAGAAACAAAAATAGCAGTAGATCCAACCCCAACAGATTGAATAATATTTGTATTTGGATAAATTAATGGTTCATAATGAGGTCTATCTTTAGAAACTGCTTCTCCATCTATAAACTTATCTTCAGTTTGTCTACACCAATTAAGTGGCCTCTTATAATTTTCATTAGTATTAATTCCTGCTTCACTATAAACATTAGTTAGAAGGCTATCTGCTGCCTTAATTTCACTTACAGTTCTAGAATTTTCATCATAAATTCTATTATCATCATGAAGTGTTACTGTATCTCCAGGTTTAATAGTTTCTAAAATATCAACATTTACAACATCAACAGAACTAGTTCCTTGATAGAATAAAATCTTAGAAGTATCTCCTGCTTTAGGTGCTTCTTTAAAAGTAATATAACTACCACCATTAAAGGTATATCCATTTTGAGGGACTTGAAGAATATCATTAATAAAGACTAATAAAGCTAACTCAACATTTACATTAGATCCTGGTTTAGATTGAATAGTTTTTTGAGCACCATTTATTTTTAATGGGAAAGAAATAGATTTACCATCAAATAATGAATCTAGAGGATCTATAACTTGGAAATCCCCAACAGTCCAACCAGCAAAATTATCACTATAAACTTCTTCAATTGTTATTTGGAACTCTGAAGAAACACCAGCAAATGATCTAGTTGTTGGAATTCCAGTAGTTCCTCCAACTGGTATGGTTAAAGTTTGATCTACTCCATAACCATATCCTTCATTTGTAATTTCAAATCCAATTACACTAGATCCTTGACCAACTACTATATTTGCCTTGGCCTGTGTTCCTGATCCAGTAAGAGAAGAAGAACTATATTCTAATGAAATATTAGAATAAGATAATGGATCATCAAATACTACAAATGGTTGATTAGTTGATGTATATCCAGTTCCTGGATTGGTAATAGCAATACTTACAATGTTACCACCACTAATAGCAGCAGTACCAATAAATTCTATATTAGGTATACCAGTTGAAGATGTACCTACACCAACATTTACTACAGTTTGAATTCCAGCTCTATATCCAGAACCACTATTTCCAATACTAATAGAACTAATAGTTCCTAATCCAGATACAACTGCAGTTCCACCAGCAGCTACCAATGGTTGATATCCAAATCCTTCTGTAGATCCAACAGAAACAATAACACCACCTACAGGAACATTAGCTGCATTAGGATCATATGAAACAGAAGATATAGTACCAGTAAATTGAATAGTAGTAATACCAACGCCATCTGTATCTTGAACAAGACTATAATCTCCATCAACAACTACACTACCTGTATTTCTTTTTGGTCCTTGGAATACATCATTAATTAATAATATAGCATTATCTGTAGAGAATCCTGCAATATTACTTCCATTGGATGTAAGAGTAAACTCTGTACTATATCCAGTAAATTGAGGAGAAATATCATCAAAGATATAATTTTTAGCGTATGGTTGATCTGATTTATTCTTAACTCCAGATCTCATAAATGTTCTACCATTAAATGTAGAACGAGTTGAAATTCCTGTCCAATCTATATCATCAGGTTCATTAGAAGTAGATGATATGGGTGTTAATCCATAAGGAGCACTATAGAAGTTAATTGTATTATCTACAATATTATAACCACCTTGTAACTTAGTAACAGAATCTCCACTAGAATGTGCAGCAACTTCGGTTCCCATCCAAGGTCTAGTAACTAATAATTTATTAGTAGCACCAAATCCTACTGTAGTAACCTTCATTATCTCATCACCCATCTTAACAAGATCTCCACCAAAGATGGATGTAATACCTGATACAGTTATACTATTATCAGTAGTTGCTACATCCCCAGTTACAGTAGTAGTAACGGTAGTAGGAATAATAGGTTTTTGTATTATATTATCAATACTAATGATTGCTTTGGAGTTTGGATTTTGAGCAGTCAATGAATGAGAAGTTCCTACACCTACAGTAGATAATCCAATATAAGTAGGAATAGTTTTTAATGCATTTTCTGCTGATGTTGCCAACCTTAAAGTAGATTCATCAACTTTAATTGCAAATACAGAACTAGAAAGATCTCCACCTGAAGTCTGTATACCAGTTCCATTATGAGCATAATTTAATGGTTCTCCAGTTACAAAGTAATGATCAGGAATAGTGATAGTATTATCGTTTATATTAACAACTGTAGAAGCACTTCCTACAAAGTTTCTCTTAAATATATTTCTCTGTTTATGTTTTAGATCAAATGCTCTCTTAACATCAGCCTCTGTTGAATCATATTGACCATATCCAGTATCAATTGAAGCATTATCCAAATCTATATTAGTAATAGTACTTTCATCATCCACAACTCTTAAAGCACTTTGGAATACCTTAACTTCAACATCAGCATTAGCTAATGGTTTAAATGTAATAGTAGTAATACCTGCTGTAGACAAAGCACTGAAATCTCCTAGATTTCCACCACTTTGAGTAATACCATATTCAGTTATAGATGGAGAATCATCAGTAGTGGCAACAATAACTTCAGATGCTTGATATTGTTGATTAGTTGTATCTTCAATACTTGCAAAATAATAAGCACATGCATAAACACTATTGTCAAATGTAGCAATTCCAACTGCAATAGGAGAAGAAGTAGATCCTATAGAAGTTAGTGTAGAATCTAAAAGGGCAGTATTCAATACAGTAGTACCTACCCCAACAGATTCAGAATCAGTAGATGCAATAGAAACTCTTAAAGTGTTAATTACATAGGTACTAGCAGTACTTACATTAGGAGTAAAGTTAAGATTAACGTATGATCCAGATAAAGAAGCACTATAAGTTCCCAATCCAGGAGATCCATCTTCACTACTCATTTCTGTAGTTAACTGCCCATATTCCATCAATTCAACATTAGTACCATCATGAACAACAGTTAATTCATCCACTTCATAGTGTGACTTATCACTTGCTGCATATGAAACTAAAACCTTAGAAGATCTATAGGTTGAAGCAATACCAACAACAGTAGTAGATGCACTAGTTCCTAATGCTAGTGTTTTAGTACTACTAGCAATATTAATACTATCACCCAATGCTGTAGATCCAATACCTGCCACAGTATCTTCAATATTAAATGCTACAGTAGAAACTGTATAGTCATTTCTGCTAAACTTCTTAGGATAATAAAGAAGTCTTCCCTCTTCTCCTAATATATCAAAATCATAAGATCCCAAATCTCCTATGGTTTCAATTCTTCCATATTGATTTAAATAAGCAGTCTCATCATCATGTATTAAAGAAACTATTAAAATTTGTCTTTCATCAGTATATCTCTTATCTCTAGAATAAGTAATATATTTCTTATATCTAGCACTAGATAATAAGAAAGTATCTACTGACATAAATGCATCAGTTCTTGGATCACTATTAAAGTTGTCACTAATATCATCAATTTCTAATACTCTATTTCCTATAGATTCAATATAATCTTGAAGGATTTTAGAATCTAATAATATTTCATCTGATACTACAGTTGAATCAATTTCCACAGTTCTTTCTTTAGCAAGATCAAAATCAAATACACAATTCAAATCCATTACAGAAACTAAATCAGATATGATATCAAATTGAGTTTCATCTTGAGTAGTGCTAAATCCCACATCTCTTTGAGATGGAACAATTAAATCACTGAATTTTTTAAATCCAGCAGTATGATTTAAAGAAGATACTGGTTCATTCCACTTATCATACTGTACTTCTGATTTAAGTGCGTATGAGAAGAATTGATAATAATTACTATCAATAATTCTTTGTTGATTATCATTTAAAAATCCTACATTATTTTTCCATCCTTCATTAACAATAGAAGAAGAACTTACATTATAGGAGGAAGTAAATGTAGTATTATTAGAAATAGTTGCTGTAGTTCTAGAAACTTCTCCAGTAATTATACTATTTTTTTCAAATCTCCTAGCACCCAATACTGTAACATATCTAGAATTAAAATCTTGAGATTGAACAATTCCATTTACACCGTTAGATACTACAGGTTCTCCTAAATTAAAAGATGCTGGTTTAGTAGTAACATCAAATATAGGGAAATTAGATTCTGGTGTAATTCTACCTACTGAAGTAGAAGATTTAAATGCACCTGGAACTTCTCCATCAGGAACAGTATTTGCTAAACTATATCTTACAGTTCCTAAAGTTCCTCCAATATTAGGATCTGTTGCTAATATTTCAAATAATTTATAGTTATAATTTTCAGAATTATAACCTAAACCAGTACTTCCCACTCCTACACTTATTCCTTCTATTAATACTTTTTTACCTACTTCAAAAGGATAATCTGCAGCATCACTAAAACTAGCTCCAATAGTTACAGTAACATCTTTAGTAGTATCATTATAATCAAGATTACTTATTTTTATCCCATTAGAATTGCCAGTGGGAATAACTACAGGAATATCTGAACTCAAGTTATTAACATTTTTCAAAATAGTTACTTCTTCATCTCCCAATTCATAAGATAATTCAACATTACTAACTTTTGAATTACTTAAAGGATCTATAAGAACCAAATTTGGAGATTGTATATAATTTTTTCCAGTAGATGTAATTCCTATTTTTTCTAATGTGTGAGAATTTTTTACTTTTAAAACTTGTGGTAAATAAGCATCTGGTCTAAGAGTTTTATCTACTGGATATTCAAATCCTATATTTTCTATATCAATACTCTTTATTGCACCTATATTGGTACTAGATGATCTAAGTATGGCATTTTTACCATGAACAGATGTAATAGTAGAAATACCTGGTATAGTTTTATACTCTTTACCACTATTTAATAATGAAACTTTGGAAATTGGACCATAAGCATTTAAAGATTTAGTAATATAGTTAAATTCACCATCACCAGAAGAATATGATAGTAATTTAGGAGAAAATGGTATAACAAATGAAAATGTAGTTCCACTAGCTCCAACTAATGATTGTCTTCCATTCAAAGGTCCATAAGATAAGTTTAAAGTATTTGAATCAATAATATTAATATTATCTCTAATAATTTCATTTTTAACTTCTGTATTCTTAGATTTATTAATTGGTATTAAATTATAATATAATCGTGATCTTAATTGTGCTACATTTTTAATAGTTAATTTAGCATTAGAATCTACACCAATCCTTCCAGATTTTTCAATATTAAAATCAGTTGTTTTTTGAGAATTCTCAAAAACATTATTTAAATCAATATCAGAATAGATATTAAAATCAAATGCACTATATGAATGAGTACCATCACTAACAGATAAAGAAGAATCTGAAAGATCAAAAATTACTTTTTCATTTTTTTCTAAACTAATTGGAGGATTAATACCTGCTATTGTTCCTCCAGATGCACTAGTAATAGAAATTACCTCTGGAGCAGATTTTACTGATTGATAATAATCATTACATAATTTTATAGTATCATCATCTACAACATATACAAAATACATTCCATTATCTACCAATCCTCCAGAAGATGTAGTAGCAGTATGAATAATTTTTTGTCCATCACTATAACCATGTCTAGATATTGTAATAGTATTATTTGTAGTATTAACATTTCCTGAAACAAAAGTTCTAGGATTAATAACCAATCTTCTATTGTAATCATTATATGCTACATTAATAGTAGTTGTTATACCTGGATTTCCATTAAAATAAATCTGATCATCTGGTAGCATTCCATGAGTAGATGCAGTAGATACTGTTACTATAGATCTTTGAACTTGTCCAGTTATTACATTAGAATAATTAGTTTTTAAACTATGATATACGTTAGTTCCAATTCCAGTAAAGTATAAAGTACTAATATTAGTAATACTATTAATTCCTACTATATTACCAGTAGATCCCAATCCAACTGCACCTGTAGCAATTCCAATTAAATCATTTGATAATTTGGCTGCGTAAAGGGTTTGTCCATTATCAAGAGTGAAATCCATGATTCCATCAGTGGAAACCCCAAGTGCAGTTCCACCATTTGTTCTATATGTTAAAATATCACCAGTTTTTAATCCATGATCTTTAAAATAAAGAGATTTTGTAGGAATGAAAATTTCTGATAATCCTGCTCCAGGATTAACAAATACTAAAGTAGATCCTATACCAACTCCAGTAATAGTTCCCAATCCAATAGATTCTTTAGGATCAAAATACAACTCATTATTGATTCTAAAATTATTATTATCATCCCCACTAAGACCAAAAATAAAAGATCTTGGTTGTTGTAATAATAAAGAAACTGCTGTATGTGAAGATCCTATAGTAGAATCATAATTTCTTAAAACTCTAATTCTAGAAGAAACTTGATCTACATTTAATACTTTTACTTTTTCAGTACCAATACCTAAAATATCATTTGATTTAATTAAAAGGGAAGAATTTGTTCCATTAATATTAAAGAAAGTAACAATACCAGTAGATGTAGTAGCATTTACTTCATTATACAATCTAAATGTATCTGTAATTACTCCTACATTTCTTATTGATTCGTTTAATATATTATTAGTACTTAATCCAGATATTGTAACTGATTCTCTAAGAAATAAATTATGAGGCTCTGTAGTATAACCAACAACTCCTTTACCTAATGGAGCAAATTCTACATTACTAAAAGTAGTAGAAGCAATACTAACATCGTATACAGATTTTCCTCTAAGAGATGCTACATGTGCATTAGCCCCATATCCACTAGTTCCTTCATTATTAAATGAAATTACATCTTTAACTTGATAATTAGATCCTCCAGTTATAATTCCTACTGCATTTAAATATCCATCTGAAATAGAAGTAACCTTAGATTTAGACTTTTTAGGACTAAAAACAAAATCATAATCTGTATTTCCCAAATTTAAATTATAAGGAAAAGTATTTCTAACTAAATTTGTTTTATTAAGATCTATCTTATCTTGATTTGATTCAAAATCAAGATTATAATCAATAGGTTTAGAATTAAAAGAGTCTCCTATGAAATAAGGGAACTGAGGTTTATTATTATTTTTAAAAGATCCTTCAGAATCAGTTTGCGAATTAATAGTAGAAAAATATGCATAAGTTCCTTTTGGAAATTCTGGAGTCTTACAGAATCTTCCATTATGTTCATCTAAATCATAATCATCATTATAAGTAAAATCTTCTACAAAATATCCTTGAGGGAAGATAAATACTCCATTAGAATTTTTTGGATTAGGTCTATCTGTTGCTATACCACTAACATATCCAGATGTAAGAGCTTTTATATCTCCTCCAGTAGGAGTGGAATACCCATAAGGTCCATATATGGGATGTCCATCATAAGCCCATCCAAGGAGGGGAGAATGATCTTCTGATTTTTGTTCTATACCATTATTATATATTAAATCTGGAGTAAAAATTGGATTCCCATCTATAAATTTTATACTATTAACAATTTGTCTTAATTTTCTAGGTGCATATAAATGATTATATTGTAATCCATAGTTACCATCAGAAACAACACCATCATCTAATGTTATTTTATCTGATTGATATAATTGTTCAAATTTATTAATGGTCCATACTTTAGGAATAGAATATAAGGTACATTCAGATCCAGCAGCAGTAATTGATGCTACAGTGTCTGAAGAAGTATATCCTATGCCACTATGAACAACTTTAACTGATGTTATTTGACCGCCTTCAATTACAGGAGTTATAACACTTCCCTGTCCAGATCCAGTAACCTTTAGGTTAGGAGGAGAATTATATCCAGATCCAGAATTAAGAACTATTACATTTGTTATTTTTCCATTTTCTACAACAGGATGCAACTGCGCATCCTTTCCTTTATTGAAAGTAAATGATAATTGTCTATTATAATTGATAATATCAGATGATCCATATCCAATTCCTCCATCTGCAATATATACAGATTTTACAGATCCTCTTACTATAGGTCTTAAAGATGCATTAAAATTTTGTCCAGATAAAGTAGAAACTCCAATATTTCCAGTTATTGATACTTCTATTGGAGGATAGTTAAATTCATGAATTCCAGATCCAGAAGAAACAAAATCAACATATTTTTGACTTCTTAAATAGAAATTTTTTGCAGTAGATCCTACACCTACAGCAGATAATCTAAATGAATCATCATCTACCTTTTTGACGTAATAATTAGTCAAAGTAGAAAGACCTACTATAGGAGTTGATTTGGCATCATATCTGATTAGATCTCCAGTATTATATCCATGATCGTTAATGGTTATTAAATTAAGAGATGTATTAATACCAGTAGTGGTTGAAGTTAATTTATTCTTATATCCAACACCAGAACTAGCAATACTTACAGAACTAACAATTCTCTTTCTTTGATTGCATTTTAATACCTGAGTTCCCACTCCATAGTCTGTAAGATTAACAGAGGAAATTCCAGCAATTGCATCATCAAAACTAGTATGTAATGAGACAGTATTGGAATTCTTAACAGCGCAATAATAGGGAGAGAAAGTAGTTAACCCTGCAACAGCAGTTCCCCCTTCTGAATCATAAGTTATAAGTTCCCCATCTCTAAATTTATGGTAAGTACTAAATGCTATAGTATTATTAGTTAAATCTACCAATCCTGCAGATTCTATAGAATTAAACTTTACTATATGATCTACTAAAGTTAAATTGGGAATTGCAATACATCCAGATCCTGCTCCCCCAGAAATTTTAATAGTAGGTTGAGATAGATAATCAAATCCACTATCAAGAACCTGTATTTCCTCTACATTACCTTCAACTTCACAATAAGCAGATAAACCACTTCCAACTGTAGATGTTGATGTTAAAATAGGTGGATTAATAACATCATAACCATTTCCTTCAGTGAGAACATCAATTTTTTCTATAGAACCATAATAAATTATATCTTTTGATTTATAATTAAGTATTTCAACACCATTAACCAAAATACCAGTTTTTCCTGGTTTAGTTTTAATCTTATTTTCAGGAGTTATTGAAACTGGTAATTTTCTTATTAATTTTTGAGATTCTATTGTTTTTGATGAAAAATCAAATAATTCTAAAACATTATTTGTTATTGTCCCAGAAAAAGATACATAATTACCATTAGAAAGATCTGGAAGACTATGAGAAATTTTTATAGTATCATCATCTATCTTTCTAACATAATATCCCTTTTCCATTATGTCTAATTTATTACTTTCGCTAACTCCACTATAAACTATATGATCTCCAGTAATTAATCCATGATTTACTATTATTAATTGAGTATCTTCGTCATATGATCCAGAAAATAAAATTTTATTACTTGGAACATCTAAAGACTCATTAAAGTAACTTGGAATAGATGGAGAAGTAATATAAAGTACTCCATCATCATCAGTATATGCATTTTGAACGTTTGTAGTATAATTACTAGATTCTGGATAATTTTCTAATTTTGCTTTTGATAATAATCTTTGAACTTTATAAGATCTTCCTACTACTAATGTTCCAACACTTCTTACTGTTAATTCTTTATCATTATTAATAAAAATAACTTCCCCTTCAGTTCCATTCATAAAGACCCTATCGCCTATATTAAAGGTATGAAAGTCATATAAAGTTATTTTATAACTTTCATTTGATTGGTCTGCAATTTCAAAACTTGCAACATTATATGTGGGGCAAATATTATAAAATAACTTAGTTGATTGTAATGTTTTTACATTTTTTCCAAGATTAGAAGATTCTATAATATCTCCTTCCTTTATACGATAAGTTAAAGGAAAATTTAAATCTAAACCAGATAATACTCCAGTTACTCTAACTTTTACTACATTAGCAGTTCCAACACCAGAATATCCATAAGCAAATGCATCCATTCTAAGATTTTGCTTAGAAGGGATAACTTGATCTATTCCAGAGCATCCAAAAAACTGATTTAAAGTTTTTGAGGTATAATTAATTGTAGAAGATGTTCCATTATCATGATCTACCTTTAAAACACCAGTAGCACCAAATCCAACAGTAGAATCTACGCTAATTACAGTAGATCCAATAGATACTCTTTCTACAGATTTTGTAAGTGGATGAATTGTAAAATCAGTAGGTACTGTGTTACTAATTTTATCATAATCCAAACTTAATCTATAATAAACTTTATCGTCTACAATTTTTTCTATATTACTAATAGCACCAATAGCTTTAGGAATTCCATCTACATTATCTTGGAATAAATTCCTATTAATCAAATCTTCTGGATTTCCATCAATAGATTCTACAACAATCTGTTTAGAAACTTTATAATCTGCAGAAGATGGAATAAAGAGATAATCTCTAGGTTTAATGACATCTACATCTTTTCCATAAAGAGCACGAAACAAAATTTCAAAAGATCTATTGGTTCCTTTAGAAGAATAAAAATCTTTTGATTGTTTTAAAAATAATCCCTTATCAATATCTGAAGATAAGGTTCTTTCCTCAAATCCAGGAGTAATTTGTTTTTTTACCTTTTTAAAAAACTCTTGTAAAAAAAGTATACTTAAATTATTAACTACTGAACCTGAAGAATGAGTAGATATGCCAGATTGAGAAAAAACCAGTTCATCTGATTTATTAGGACTTCTATATGATGTAATTCCACTAAATCCACGTGAACATCCAGTAAAGGAATTAGTAGTAATTCCAGTATATGTAATAATTTCAGAATCTATCTCAATTAGACCATAAGAATCAGGAAACCCTGTAGTAGAGTCTACTGTAATTGTATTATCTGCTATTCCAACATTACTAGAAAGAGATGTAGAATCTACAAGGTTAGTTAACTCATCAACTTTAACATATTGATCTAAATTCTGAATAAGGTCTAATGTAGAACCTTGACTTTCTAAAGCAGTGTAATATTGAGATAAAAAATCTTCAGCAAGGGGAAAATCCGATCTTACAAAATCTGGCAGTTGATTTTTAACAACTGAACTAATTTTAACTCTTTTATTCATTGGGATTTTGCTTTTTAATTAATATGTTGACGAAGATCCTAAAGTATAGGTATCTGCAGATCTTAAATTTGTTGTTGTAGCAGAAGAAGAAGTTGTTAATCTTGCTATATCAGAACCTTTATAACTTGAAGTTCCAACATATAGTGTCCCTGAACTATTATTTCCAGAGTCAATGTTATCAGAAACCATATCTATGGTACTAGTACTAATATCTAGTTGCAAATACAAATCCTGCAATCCAATAACATCATTAGATATAGGACATGCAGATACTTCTATCATTGGAATGCCCTGAACATGTTTAGATGTCGACATAATATTTATTGGAGAAAGCATAATCTCTCCTTTGTCATAATCAATAGTTCCTACAGAAGGAGAAACTATGGTAGCACTATTAGTGCCAGATAAAGTGAATAAAAATAAAGTTCCAGTGTATCCACCAGGTATAGGGGTATCTCCTAGATAAACAGTATCTGATATACCAAATACATTAAACCCAGAAGACCTAATATTATAACTTTGATTACCTTTTTTATAAAAAGGATTTCCAAAACACAATTCATACTCTGCTGTCTGATTCAGCATAGGTCTCATATCTCTTCTTATCTGAACCTTAGTAATATTTGAAGTAACTGCCTCACTACTATTATCTACAACACTCTGGAACTTACTATATTTGAATTTTGCTCCATATTTGTTCATTTCTGTTGAATCTGCATACTTAGTGATATTATTACTAATAACACTCTTTAAAGATTCAGCACTTGGAGTTAAATTTGCATTATAATAAGCATTAATATCAACTTCCACATACAAATACTTAAGATCTTGTATTTCAGTTACAATTCCAGCAACACTATACTTACGTAATTGAGTTATTAGGTTATTTTTAATAGAATCTGGTACAAATGGACCATATTTTGGTTTTATGGTCACAAAAACCTTTCCATATTGAGGAGGACTCAATTCTTCACCTCCAAAAACAGAAACTGACTCAGTTTCTGGGTAAATTTGAGGAATTATTGCTTCAAAATCAGATGAAGTAACTGCTCTATTTTGCGTAGAGTACTTTTTGGGTGCGTAATTCTTAATAGAATCAATTGACTCAATATCTTTGCCCCCTAAAGCTTCAGAATTTGTAGTAATAATAGAAATTCCACTATTTACTAAACCA